GTATATCTGCTGCGCATGTGCAGTAATTTCTATCACAAATAACGGGACTAGACGGCAGAACGAACGAGTTGTTATATATATTTCCTAATGTTCCGCCAACTCTGCACGTAGCACGATGCACTTCACCGTCCCAGTTAATCATTAAACTTTCTAGCCCTGCATTGCATTTCCAGTCTTTGAAATTGTTCTTATGCAATTTAATAACGTCGTTGGCATGAATAATTTCACCGTCATCTATTCTACAATTAGGCTGGGCTGTAGCATCCTGTGCAATGATCCATTCTAAGTCTTTACCGTCATAGCGCATATCGTCAAAAACATTATGATCGCCTTCGGTCCAGCGTATTCTACGAATGGCATATTTGATTCCAATTTCATCAAACTTTTTAACAACAACTTTTACATTGTGAATATATTTGTGATGAGCCATTACATTTACAAAGAAATCTTTTTCTGTGCTATCATAGAATTTTAAAATTGTGTCAAATATTCTAGTCCAATCTTGTTCAAAGTGCAAACTAAACACGAGATGATTGAAATACATTTCATTGTCTAAATACCAGCGATAACCACGTGTGCCGTTAGTAGTTAGATTGACCCAAAATATTTCTTTACGCTTAAAATAATCAAGTAGATCTTCGATGTCTGGATGCACACATGGCTCCCCACCTGTTAGACTGATACGTAGAGGTTTTCTTATTTCACATAATTTGTCTACGGTTGCTTCTAATGTGTTAATGTCTGTGTGCGGACTATGATTATCATGTATGCTACTAGGACAATATGTACAGTCATAGTTACAACGCTTGCCAAGATTCCATTCTACTTTTAGTTGATCTTGATGTGGCCAACAACTGGTTATTTTATGCATACGGTTTAAATTCCGGAATCACATCAAATAAACTTTGATTGCGTGTAGAGTCTAATGCTAAGTTGAAATCTAAAAAATCTTGCCATAAGTTATTTTGATCTTTTGCTTGTAGGTAGTTAATAGTATCTTGTATTTGTTGATGTGTTATCTTACCTAGCAACGGATTATTTTTAATTGCAGGCCATGTATGCACTTGAGATTTTACTGCTAGTAACCTTGTTATAGCTGTTGCTTTTAAGTCATTAGGCAACACCTGTGCTGATAAACAGTTAGGATAGCTGACACGATGGCTATAAAATATAATATCCATTTTGTTAATAAAATAATCAATGCACTCTGCGGCTTGTAGTATGTTGCCAGCTTGTGCTGTAAATGCTCCAACTACACGACTTACGTTTGGTATTTTTTTTATTTCTTTAATGTTCTCTTCAACTTGATTAAAATCACCGTTGCCACGTATGTAGTTGTAAACATCGCAAATGCCGTCAATACTGACGTTAACGGCAACGCTTCTAAAATGAGGCCAGTAGTCATATATAGTCCTTCCTCGACTGATTCCCAAGGTCGTGCCGTTAGTAGCATACTTGATTTCAATATTTTTGCCATAGGGCTTGAGCATATCAAGTATTTTGTAGTGCTGTGGATCCATCAATGGCTCTCCCCCTGCAAACTCCACACGTTTAAAATGAGGAATTAATTTCTCAAAACTCGTCCACCAATTATCAGTATCATCAAACAGTCCTATGTACTGTCCGGGTTTAGTTGTCAACCGTTCTACTGTAGGAACTAGATAGTTGTTTTCTTTTTTATAAAACGGAACAACTTTATCCCAGTCCTTCCAATTGGTGCTATCTAATGGGTTACACATTCTACACTTGAGATTGCACAAGTTGTTTAGCTTGATTTCCATAGTGGGAAATTCAAATGGCATTATTTCTTGTAACACTGTATTGGGGTATAAATTGATGCGAGACTCGGGAATGACGCCATTGATGTGTCGTTGACGCAGACTCTCAACACCTTGATCTTCTAGTTCAAAGCAGGGCTTGCATACGTCGGGTCGTTCATTGTTTAATACCTGTCTGCGAACCTTTTGCATCTCAGTGTTGTTCCATGTCGATTCTAAACTGTCATTCTGAATCCATCCAATGGGCTGACTACGGCAACATATCTTTATTGCACCGTCTTCGCGTGTGGCTAAACCTGTAAAAGGATGCATGCAAAAAGTTTTACTTTGATTGTTCAATTGACCAGGCCCTTTCTTTGCACCAAAAGCAGGTGTTACACACTGGCACAATCTGTCCAGGTGTGTATGTTTTGTAATTTAAATCTTTGAACTCACCTTCACAGCTTCTAGTTAGTTCAAATAATTCTAAAATATCTAAATCTTTGTAACAATTATAGATTGCACTCTTGTCGATGAATCTAAAGGGATGATGTGCTTCGAACCCCATATGCATCATGAATTCTAGGTGTTTGTTGTCATCTGATGGATCGATGTCCCGTGTGAGCATGCCCTTAAAATTCACGTTTTTTGGGTTGCGAGTTACACCGTTGTAATAAGATTCTACCCTGTTTTGAAAGCACACATACTCTGTCCATGCTCTCAATTCCAATGTATCGCCCGACACTAACTTGCCATACTCATCGGTTATGATTCTACCCTTGTCACCCCATTCGAGTTCTGGGGGGATAAAATTAGTATGAACTTTAAAGTTGATATGCGGGAAGGAATCTTGTATATAATTAAAAACTCTTTTAAAATCTTCTTGTTGCCAAGGCTTGGATTTCCAGCAACGTATATTGTTGATTATGTGAATATTTGAATCAGTTATTTTTAAGCATATGAGATATGCTAGCAATGCACTATCCGCTCCACCACTGATCGCTATGGCAATATTTTTGTGCAATAGATTTACTGGTATTTCTATCATAGCCAATATTTATTCATAAATATATTGATGATAAAAAAAACGAACTTTCAATTTGCAGATACAGTTATTCAGGAAGTTGTTTCTTCATTAACCACTGATGATATTGTTGTGTTAAACAACCCCACGGGCGATTTCTTTTACGATCCGTGGACTATCAAAGATGAGTATAAGGATACTGCATTTGATAAACTATTATCTGTACTATCAAATATCGGTCAAGCTAGATTAATCAAATTAATGAGCGGTGATACATATCATGCTCATGCAGACATAGATGATCGATATCACATGAGCATTCAGGGAAACTACAGTTACCTCATTGACCTAGACAATAATGTAATGCACTCAGTGCCTGTCGATGGTTGTTGGTATCTCATGGATGCTGGCACACTGCATGTAGCTTCTAACTTTGGGGACATTTACCGATATCAATTAGTGGTAAGACGGTTACTATCGCATTCTTCTAGTAATGATTTGGTTCAAGTTACAGTAGAACCAAAGATACTTCACGACAAGCTACGCTATTATTTTGATACCACTCTGAGTGGTTGGTTAAATCGAACAAATAAAAGAGGACTAATGGATGATTTCAAAGTAACAACAACAATGAGTTGCACAATGTTATTAGATCGATCATTGGTAGAAGAATTAAAGAATACCGTTCATCAAGATTTTGATGTGCGTATAAATTGAGCGTTTAATCTATCAAATTTACCGCATTGTTTTGAACATTCACTTAGCGGATCTTTATCCCAAGTCTGTTCTATCAAGTTAAAATATTCAGATGCAAATATATCTTCTAGTGACTGTGTTTTAATATTTGGAAGCATTCCAATCTTATCCATGTAATCAATTCTAGTGTCTTGTTTGTGTAGAACATGGTCAAAACTCAACCAGCAACATGGGCTAACATTACCGCTAGCTGCTACGTAAATTTGTTTGTATTGTTTAACTTTACAATTAATAACAGGAGCACGATCGGTTATGTTATCCTGCACTAGTTTTGTAAATTTCTTACTGAATTCAGTCGGGTACAATATATTGATCGTTTTACCTGCATTATCTAGCACATGAAATTTTTCATGTTGAAATCTAGTAGTGTGCTTCACAGTGAATAATTCAAATCCCAAGTCTTTGCTCATTTGCTCACATGCTTCAATTTGATGTTCGTTGTGTTGAAACACCAGCATGCTCCATTGAGCCTTACCCCCACCGGTAATGTAGGCTTTTGCATTCTCTATTATTTTGTGCCAATCAGTATCGATTCTGTACAAGTGATGCGTGTCATCTAACCCATCAATACCAAACACAACTCTATCACACACGGTTGCCAACTCAGTCCACCATTGCTTATTTCTAGCACTACCGTTGGTATGTATTGATGTTCCGATAGAAGGATTAACTTCTTTCAAATATTTGAATATTTCCAAACAGTCTTTTGCAATAATAGGATCCCCTAAGTTGCCACATATAAACAAACTACTAAGTTGCTTTATAAAACTAACAGGAAACCACGCTTTGAATTCTTCAAGCGATATTTCTTCTAACTCTACAAACGGATTCATTACACCACCGTTGATCCTTCTAGGGCACATTGGACATTTGGCCTGGCACTTGCTGGTCAGTTCTAAATGCACGGCACGTATATCAGCAAATTTATACATTACTTGTTTCCTATAATCATATATCTATGATATAATGGCAATATCAATGTGCCTGAGAATTGTTTGTGTAAGCAGCACTGTACTTCAAAATCATCTATGTCGTTGCTAAGTCGAATGTGCTCATCAATTTCGTAGTTGTTACCCTGAGTAATAATTATTGCGTCTTTGGGTGTGTTATTTAACCACTGATTATATTGTTCTTGTGTGATATGTTCACAACTAGTATTGATAACGATGTCTGCTTGATATTTTTGCAACGAACACATGTCAGCAGTTACTGCCTCAAACCTATTTTGTATAACTTCTAGACGATTCATTTCTTCTGCTATGTGCTGAACAGACGGGTCACTGTCTACACTGCGAATACACTTGATGTTTAAACTAGATTGAAATAACATGCTTGCAAGTGTTCCAACCCACCCGCCGTGAATTTCAATCGTTAGTGGTTCCATGTTAGGTCTAATAACATATTTCAAGTTATCGATTAGCCATTCTTTACTTTTGATTTGTCCACTCCAAAATGCATCCATGGTTCGTATGGGCACGGGGCTTTGGCGTATGGCTTGCATCCAGTGATGTAGATGTTCGGTGTCTATTTGCATTTAGGTATCTTTGAATCTGCTGAACTAACACAGCTAGGTGTGGTACAGCGTTTAGGTTCTTTGAATAATTCAAAACTGTCTAACGTGCCCAACGGTGCATCGTGACAGCTGTAACTACGTTTAATCTCATTACCTCTTATTATAACACTTTGATAACCACTATTGCAACTCCAACCTTGGAATTTATTGAATCCAAAAGCATTAAATCTTTCTGCTTGATCAAAAAGATATTCTTGGCCTGTATGATCGTGTAGAGCTATTTGATATGCTTCTTCTCCCTGTGACGTTTGGGGGAATCCGGTTTGTAACAGGTCAATCATTTCCGCAGTATAACCTTCAACCACTCGACTCGCAGTGGGATCGCTTTGTGGTTTCAGTGTTACATTGATTCCTCGAGCATGCAGTCGAGCCATGCGATCATAAAGTTCAAAAAACTTTTCTGGGACCATGACTTGATTAACAGTAACATGCACAAGTTCATAGATCAACTGTAGGCACTTGTCGCCGAATTCCTGCTCTCGAGCAAACTCGTCGTGAAAGCTGGCTGTGATACTACGGCGCTGTAATAATGCGGTATTGGCACACCATGTGTTCCACCATTTCGAACCAGGTGACAAATTAGTAGTCATATGGATACTTTGGTAAGGGCTTTCAGTTTCATCCAAGTGTTTTATCAATTCTGGAAATCGCTTGTAGGCTGTGGGTTCGCCGCCACTGAAGCTCCAATGAAACTCATTGAACCCATTTTGGCGAGCCTGCCGCTTGATTTCGTCTATGGCGTTGATATAGACTTCGAATGATTGGTAGTCCATTTGGTCACTGCGAGCATAGGGCCAACAGTAACTACAGTTGTAATTGCAGAAGCGACCTAGGATCCAACTGGTGGAAAACAATGGGCGATGCAACATGGTGCGTTGACCAAATCTTATTATATTGTCGAATGGTATCTTTGTGAAGTCTTGCGTCATAATCTTGCAGTATTTAACTACAAAAGTCTTGACCTTTTGCGTTTGCGGTTATATACTATATGTGTGGTCGTCAGTGGAACTTGGTAGACCTCCGGTCCGTTGTAAAACGCATTTGGGCAAGGGCAACGTCTTAGACATCGCTTTGTAGGTTCGAATCCTACCGACCACACCATATACTACGATAAGTAGAACTACATAACTAAAAGGAAAAAGATATGTCAAACACAGTAGAACAACTCAAAACAGACTTCGAAGCATTCTTGGCCGAGGACGCAAAATTCACAGCAGGTAACGGTGCAGCAGGGACTCGTGCTCGTAAAGCACTTCAAGAAGTTGCCAGAGGAGTCAAAGCTCGACGCAATGAAATCACAGAAGAAAAGAACACTCGCAAAGAAGCCAAGGCTTAATCATGAGCAAGCAAGATCTTGACGATCTCTGTGTAGATATTATGGCACAGGATACATGTAGTTTAGATCTAGGTTACGGTGCTGTCCCTCCTGACTATGGTAACATCAGTTACAGTGGTTACGGTGCCGATACTATCACTATAGATACAGATGCTAGTACAATGTACATGTCAAATACTATTACTCTACCGAGTACAACTATCGCCAATGGTGGATATACCATCGGTAGTGCAGGCGGCACCGGCAGTGCTAGCATATTTGGAAGTGCTAGTAGCTACAACTGGAATACTACAACAACAACTCCAAGTGTC